GCCTGGCGCATCCACATAAGTGACGCCGCCGGGCAGGTAATCGATGTCGCGACCTTTCATGGACGCTGGCACCTGCAGCGGGGGCTTGGTCATGTAGTCGATGCCATTGGCCTTGCGCAGCTGTTCGTGCTGCAGCTGCTTGATGTCGCCGAGCGCCTCCATGCCCGGGCTGGATCCGTAAATGTCGCCGCCCGATTTGTGCCAGCGCGGCGCAAGCGCGGGGAAGCGATCAAACCCACCCTCACGCAGGAACTTGTTGTTCGCGCCATCGCTGCCAGGCTCAAAATAGACAGACCGCCAGGGTTTGTTCTTGCCGTCTTTCATGCGCGGATCGCGGTCCACGCGCGGCTCGATCGCGTGTATCACCGGCACCCACGCATCAAGGTTGCCGGCCGTGTGCAGGTTCTGGACGGTACGTGAGCAGTTCTCGTAGCCAAACTCGCCCACCATTTCGCCGACCGTCTTCTCAAACTCGCGGTACAAGGTGTTCACGCGACCGCGATAGTCGGATGCGATCGCGAACTCGCCGACGGGTGCCTGGTAGTGGTGGATCACGCTGTCGAAATCATCAAGCATGATCGACGTCGAGGTGCCGAACGCGCCCAGTTCCTCGTAGATTGCGTGCAAAGACAGGTAGGTATTGGAGCGCGCGAACACGTTGAGCATTCGCCTCTGCGTGTCGGCCAGCCATTCCTTGACCGGGCCGTAGTCCATCAGGTCCTCGTCTGGCAGGGCAAGGCGGAACCACGGCCGCGCCGGCGACGTCATGCCCGACATCATGCCCGCAGCAAGGACGCGCAGGGCGCGTGACGCCGTGTTGTCAAATATGGCGTTGTGTTTCTTCGTGCCCTTGTTGCGGTCGGATCGATAGAACCGCGCCGATCGTGGCATTAGATAGTCAGACAGCTCGCGCCAGTGCGTAATCCAGCTTGAGCGTTCGCTCTGCAGGCTGACCCACCGGGTCTGTAGCTGGCTGCGCTGGCGAACAATATCCATCAGGACCCCAGCACGCTGGTTCTGCCCAGCATTCCGCCAGACACAGGTGCACCGCCAGCGCCGGTGAGGAACGTACCGCCTGGCCCGCCGCTCGACGCCGTGCGGTTGCGGGCCATGATCGCTGCCACGTTGGGTGCTTTCTGGTTCATGCGGTTGAAATCGCGCTCAGACTGGCGCTGCTGCGTCTCTGCCTGCTGCGCAGCTGTGCGTGCAGCGTTCTTCTGCATTCGTGCGGACTTCTGGCCGCCGTAAACGCTGTATGCGGTGTTCGCGACCGTGGCTGCTGCGATGACGGCTGCTGAAACACCCATCAGAGCACCCTTGTGTAGACAACGTCCTGCACGCGATAGCCCATGCGCGGCAGGATCTGGTCGAGGTTGGTGTCGGGCTTGGCATGCCACAGCATCATCTGCGCCCCGCGTTCCTTCGCTAGGCGCTCGGTCTCGCGCATCAGCTTGAGGCCAGCTGGCCCCTGCCGCTTGTCCTCGCGCACGTACAGCACGTCGCTTTGGCACATCATCAGGTCGCTGTAGTGCAGGTTGTGCGCCATGATGTTGACGCTGTAGCCGACGATCTCGTCGCCGTCGAACGCGCCAAGGGACAGCAGGGCGTTCTTGCTCTCAAGCATTTCGTATGTCGAAATGTCCGGCTTCAAGATCATCAAGCCCTTGTTCGTCGTCAGTTCCTCGCGGTGAGCTTCAAGCAGACGCCAAGCCTGCTCGATCCACTCAGTGGCTCGGATCTCGCGTATTGCTACCATTTGCGTCCCAGATCAATAGATCACACAAGATCCAGTGGATTATACTCGTGCGCGACCTTGCGGCTGTGCTGCTCAAAGAACCGTTCGCGCTCGCTCTTAGGGGCGATCGGCGAGGAGAATGTGAGGGCGAGGGCATCGCCCAGGTCCGGGCTCGGCAGGCCGCGCGCCTTCAGTTCGTCCTTGCTTTCGAGCACTTTCTTGCCCGCCAGGTTGTAGCTGTAGATGGGCGCCGCGAGGTCCTGCTTGAGCGCCACGTCGTCAGGGATGGCCCCGCCCAAGCGTATCCAGTCAGCCATGACGCACCAGATCTCAGTGCGCTTGTTGATGTACTGGTCGTCAAGTGGCTTGCCGCCAAAGGGCACCTCGATCACCGAGTGCCTCAGCTGTCGCAGGCGATCGATGACGCCCGAACCGGCACCAGCATCGCAAAACACGGCGTCGGGCTTCCACTCGTCGATCTTGGACGCCACGCGCGCAGCCAGTTCCATGTTGTCTACGCCACGCAGGACGATCGGGGGGAACGCAACCAGCCCCTGGCGTGGGAAGATCACCGATCGATCGTCGCCAAAGCGCGCAGGATCTACACCGAGGATCTTGGGGGCGTACTGGTAGTCGGGCAGCTTGACCTGCCTGCGTGAGGCGTCCTGCACGTCTGACAGGGAGATCAGCTGGTTGTCGCCAGCGGCGCTGAAATCGCACAGGTATTCGCGCGAAAAGCTGGTCTCGTGCATGTCTCGCCGCAGGCGCTCGACCTCATCGGGATCCAGGCTGCCGGTGTCGTACACCGTGTAGCGTGCTGACTGCCACTCTGGCAGCCGCTCGGCGCGGAAGAACAGCTCACTGAACAGGTTCACACCGGCAGGCGTGCCGATGAACAGCGACCATCCTCGACGATCGGAAAGCGCGGGCTGCAGGATGTCCTGCCACACCTCTGGCTTGATCTGGGCAACCTCGTCCATCACCACGCCGTCGAGGCGCACACCACGCAGGGCGTCGGGATTGTCGCCGCCGAATATGCGGATTACCGCCTTGTTGTGCCTGAACACAACCGACAGGTCGCTCTCGTTCACCGTCAAAGCATTGTGCATGATCAGCGGCGCAAGGCGCTGCTTGAGGCGCGACCAGGCGATCGTTTTAGCCTGCTTGAGGTAGGGTGCAACGTACACGAAATAGGGCAGCTCGAGCTGGCACTTCAGCGCAGCATCGATCAACTCCATGATCGCCAGTTCTGTCTTGCCCGCCCGTCGGTGCAGCGCCAGGACCGTGAACCGCTTGCGCGATCGGTGGCACTCTGCCTGCCACTCGCGTGGGTAGTAGCCGAGGCTAACTTCCTGCGCCACTAGGCACACCAGTCGAGACAACGAGAGTTCCGCTCACCTCGTGCTGCTGCTTTTCAGTCCACCCCGCGCGTGAGGACAAAAAGAACTTCTGCGCCTGCACATCGCCATTCATCGCATTGTGCTTGAGGGAGTTGGCCACCTGCTCGACCACCTTGGCTTTGCCGATGTCGCATTCATCGCGATAGTACTTGGTCAGGGTGTCGTGGCTGAACCCGCAAATACGCGCGATCGTAACGTGATCCATGCCGTAGGCAACGAGATGCTCGACCCTGTCGGCAATCTCCTGACATCTAACGTGAGGTGGTCTGCCTGCTTTCTTCATATCCGCGCGCGTGAACTACGGTAAATCACGACTTGCTTTTCTTCGCCGTCTTCGCAGCAGCCTTGAAAGCCGCGGCCGTCGGTGCGCCTTTTGCCCCCGGCTTCCGCATGGTCTCGCCGCGTGCGCGCTTGGCGTGGATGTTGGCGTAGAGGCCTGGCTTACTCGCCATCGAGGAAAATCTCCACGGGATCCGGTATGTCAGCGTTGTGGTATTCGTGCCCAATCCAGAGTTCAATCACCGCACGGGGCGGATTGTCAAGCAGGATAGCGTTTGCTTGTGGCCACGTGCGGGTGGGGCGGAACTCTTTGCGGAATGCGCTGCTCCACATCTCGGCAATCGCATTGCAAGCCGTGGCCTCGATGAGGCGCTGTGCTTTCCGGCGCCGCATGTTGGAGACGTCCAGCTCTTTCACGTCCTCGATGACGCGCGCCACGATGGCATCCACGAAAGCATCGTCGATGATGTGGGGATAAAACAATCTCTGAATTATAGATGCGTGCATGGGAAGGACCCGCCAAAGCTGGAACCGGGGGGCGGTGGCTTTGGCGGGTGGACCCCTCGTTGGCGGTTGTTGGAACCAACATCAGAAATCAACACCAACCCGGGCTAGCTGTCAATCACCACACCCCGCCTTCAGCGCCGTTGGGGATCGTGGCCTCGACGACAGAAGCGGGGCGGGTCACGTCGATGTCGGCCGGCGTGGGCGGCTCGGCGCGGGCAGCCTGAAGCGCCACGTCAGCGGCGTGCAAGCGTGCCTGGGCATCTGATAGATTTACTGTGGCCTGGCTCATGCGGGTATCGGCCAGGATCTGGTCAACGCGGGCATCGTCGCGGGCGCCGAACGCTCGGCGGACTGCGGCGGATGCTTCACGGAATTCGGCAACGGCTTCGGCTTCGTTCATTGGGTGGTCTCCTTTTGCTCAGGCCAGCCTTGTGCATTGCCTGCCGTGTCTGGTCAACCGAAAACCAGCAAGCTGCAATCAGGAGCGCACCTGCGCACCTACCTAAAGGTAGTAGGTGCGGTGCGGTGCGGCCCTTTCCTGATTTTGCTAGCTTTTTGCCAACCCCGCACCAGTGCACCTAGGTGCGCTCAGGTGCGCTAGGTGCGCTACGCACCATCCTGAGTTGTGCGACCCACTCCGCTTGGACGAGGTGCCAGCCGCCCTGTGTCGGTGCGATGTAGGAGGCTTGCAAGAGGACGCTGACCGGCTTGTGTTCGGCGTTGGGGTTGAGGTAGTTCCGGACGGCTTTTTCCGATATTCCATCTATTAGAAAAACTTCACGCAAAACGTCCCTGTCAACGAAAGGGAGACTATCCCGCCAGACGCATCCACCGTGCTCCCACGCGCGCCGGAATGTCTGCTGGTGCTGGGCGGCCTTGGGGTGCTGTTTCGCACTGGGCTGGCGATCGCTGAGGGAGACGATTGCGCTTGTGACCTGTTCGCCATCCTCGTCCAGCCAGCCAGCGATCGGGACCGACAGAAGCTCAACGGTGATGTCGTCCGACAGCTCGGCGTCCTTGGACTTGCGCTGAACAACCTGAAGTGGATCGCCCTTCTGGCTTCCGGGAACCACCGATATCTCGATATCAAGCGCACCGCGCCAGGCGGACGATCCGCGCGCACGGTGCTGCGCCTCGTCGCTGACGCCGGTGTGGTGGACGAGGATGACAGCGCAGGAAAACACCTCCATCAGCTCGGCGCAGGCATCGAGCATCGTCTTGGCGTCTTGCGCCTTGTTCTCGTCCCCGTTCAGGAAGCGGTGAAGGGTGTCCACCACAATTACGCTGGGGGTAATGGGAAGCTCGCGGACGGCGTCGACAACCCTTCTGAGGCCGTCGCGGGTGTTCAGGTCGCAACCGCCCTTGGATAGCCACATCTCGAGACGGGGAACAGAGTGATGCTGCTTCCATGCCGCAACCCGCCCACGCAAGCCCTGGTGGCCCTCGCCGGCGAGGTAGACGACAGGGCCGGGGCGGACCCGTAGGCCATTCCACTCGTTGAGGCCGGCGGCCAGCGTCAGGACCCAATCAAGGACCACGAAGGTCTTGCCACCCCCGCTTGGCCCGTGAACCATGATCAGGGCGCGGTCCTGCAGCCAGCCCTTGACCAGCCATGAGATAGGCGCGGGCTGGGCGCTGAAATCGTCAGCCGGGATCAGCCATTGATCGATCGGCGGGTTGAGAAGCACGGCGAGGTCATGGCCGGCGGCGCGGTAATCGTTGGCATCCCCTAGGTGTGGCATGACGATAAGGCGGGCGCCGTGCTTTGCCGCTGCCTGCTCGCCGTATCGCTGGCCAACTCCCGACGCATCGTTGTCCGCCACAATCACAATGCGGGCGGTGGGATGGGCTGCCTGGAGCGACCCGGTCACGGGGACAAGGTTGGATGCGCTGTAGGCAACCACGCACGGGCGCCCTGTGACCTCGTGGATGGTGGCTGCTGTTGCGAAGCCCTCGGCAATGTAGATCGTGTCACCCTCGATTGCCCCAACCGACCAGTAGCGCCCGCCAGTCGCACCGCCTGGGTGGTAGAGTTTGCCACCCTCAGCGTCGATATACTGGAGGGAG